ATGGAATATCCTCCTCGCACCGCCTTAGACCTTCTTTCGCTGAAGGATTCCCTGTCAAAGGAACAAAGCAAGCTTAAGGGGCTCATTGAGCGCTTGTACTCCGCAAACTCGATTAAGACGGATCTTCAGATAGCCAGTGACATGCTGGATTCGCTGGACGAGGCACTTAAGGAGGCGGAGCCAGCGAGCGAAAATGGGGTTAGGTCGTGGCAGGGAAATGCAGCGCTGGCGCTCATCAACTCCGCAATCATCCTTTATGTCCGCGCAACTAAGACGTCGTCGAAACATCGAGGAACTCTCGAGTTTCTCAAACACTTTTCCGACGACGAAAAAGCAGTTCATTCTCACCTTTGTTCGCTGCGGGACGATGCCATTGCACACTTTGGGCCTGGAGAGACGCTGGAGGGCCAAACATGGCACACAGAAGCGATATTCATTCCGTTGGACGTCCGAGACGATCTACGAATCCTCACGGCGAGCAGACGGTTGATAAAGCAGCGTCAGCTTCAGGAGCTTGCGAAAACGCAGATACAGACTGCGCTCAAGATCGCCGAAGAAGAAACAATGAAACGTAACTCTGCCTTCGTAGCAGAGCTGAACAATCTCAGCGCCGACAAAGATTTCATTGCCTCAACCATCCCACATCATATCGACCTAGCCGCGTTCTTCTTGTCGGAAGAAGAGGCTGATAAGGTGCTGCGCGACCGGACTGGGAAACGTAGCGGGGTTGTCAATCACTGAGGGCATCGCTGAGCCCGATGTCCAAAATATTTCGCGCAAAAACCCGAAGAAGCATGGATAGGTCAGGTCGCGCTCACTTCCCCCGTAAGGGGGGCCTTAGGCGGCAAAGGGGAAGGCCCGTCCAAGCTGGGCGAGCCATCTTCCCTGCAGCGGGTGACTACCGCCGCCGCCAGTTTACGACGCCCACAGGTACGGGCTTTGAGTCCAACTGAGTCCAAACCGCGATGAACGGAGTCCCAGCCCCGTTGCTGACCCCGCTTCTCAGACGTACAGAACTGCCTAACGAACGTTACGCGATTTTGTACGGAGGATGATATGTGTCGCGTGGTTGCGTACTACCGTGTTTCTACTGCCGATCAGGGCCGCTCTGGGCTGGGTCTCGAAGCTCAGCGTCAGGCCGTGCGGAACTTGTGTGAGTCACGCGGCTGGGAGGTGATTGACGAGCGCACCGAGGTGGAGAGCGGTAAGACCTCCAACCGCCCCCAGCTCTCCGCTGCGCTCCACCATGCGAAGGTCACGGGGTCGACCCTAGTGGTGGCCAAGCTGGACCGTCTGAGCCGCTCGGTGGCCTTCCTGAGCGCGCTGCAGGACAGCGGAGCCAAGTTCGTCGCTGCCGATATGCCCGAGGCAAACGACCTCACCGTGCACATCATGGCAGCCGTGGCACAAGCCGAGCGGGAAGCCATCAGCAAGCGCACCAAGGACGCCCTCAGGGTTGCGAAAGCGGCTGGCCGTAAGCTGGGCAACCCGAATGGCGCTCAGGCCCTTCGCAGAGCAGGCAAAGGGAATGCCGCGGCTGTTGAACAGGTTAAGGCTGAAGCCGACAACTACGCCCATGACCTCGCCCCTGTGATCGCAGACATAAGAGCGAGCGGGGTGACCTCGCTAGGCCGCATTGCGGCGGAACTCAACGCGCGCCACATCCAGACACGTAGGGGTGGACGATGGCACGGATCTAGCGTGCGCAATCTTCTGGCCCGCATGGAAGAACCTAGCGTAGTCTGATCTATTTTGCTGCTTCACTGATGAAAATGATCTTACTGGCCGCGAGATGCAATGCGTAAGCGGCGACGTAGCCAGGCACGATTTTTGGAACCGCGCCTTGTCCGTGTGATGCATCGTTGTCGCGTATCTTTGGCAGTCCACTCTTCAATGTGGCTATCAATTGATCGAAACTAGCGTCGAGATAGTCCGGCCAAAGTCTGTTGTCACGGGCGATCCTCAGGAGGTCGGTGATGCGCGCTCCACTTGGGTAGTCCCACCCTTTCTGATCGAATACAGCTTTGAATGTACTTTCCACCGCGTTCGCCGCCATACTCACGGCTTGTCGATGCTCACCATTCCGATAGTGCTTATGAGCAGCAAGAAACTCTTCTCTCGGCCCCGCAAAGCCAGAACCAGAGAGCAACAGAAGCGCAGGTTTGACCACTTCGCCATGAAGGTACTCGGAATCGGTTCGCACTAGCTGGGAGTATTCCAACTGATATCCCAAGCCCGCTTGACGCAATCTGTAGTTTATTTCGTCTCGAGCGCGATCCGGGGTCTCGCGCACGTCGTAACCCTCTCTCCAGTAGGGAGACTTTCGGGTTACGATATCAAGTCCGACACCTATGAGTTCCAGAAGATCGAGCCACTCTTCAGTGGAGCAGCTTCGCATGAAGACGAGGATCCGTTCACTAGCTGAGTCTCCCCGACCTAAGGTATCGAGTCCTCTTTCTCGAAGGTAATACTTTTCAACCCGCGCCCAGATATCGTTCTGTTCATCCCGCCCTTGTCTAAGGACATATTGCCGAGGTTTTCCGAGGGCCTCAATCGAGATTTGTTTTATTTGGACGCGAAGGTGATCTGGGATGTGGTCGTACTGATACACGTCGATCTCACCAGACTTCTCCGCATCGGCCCGCCGCTTCGAAAAAAGCTCGTAGATACTCATTTGATGCTCCTCAGTGGGAGGAGCTTACAAACAACAGCGAAAGCAAACAAAGGGGATTCAGCGGTAGAACCGTTGATAATCGTGTCAGTTGTGACTTGAATATGCTGGCATCTTTTCCACCTCCGCCCTGAGCGCATCCAAAGGCCATTCCCCATAGGCCTCCCCCTCGGTCTTCGGAGCATGCCCCTGAATGGCGTCCCTCGCCTCTGGGTCCATACGAACCGACCTAGCGACCGTCTTGAAGCGATGCCTCCAGCCATGGTTGGGCTGCACCCCTGTGATGCCGAGCGACCGAACCCACTGGGCCAGCCGTTCGCCCATCTTGGCTGCTTGCGTTGCGGTCTGGCTGCCGCCGCGTGAGAGCGCGGGATCGTAGACCAGCGGTGTAGCGTCGCCCACCTTCCCCAGCTTGTGGAAGCCTTGCTCAATGAGGTGGGAATGGATGGGCACCTTGCGCGCCTTGCGGGTCTTCACCGAACCAGCCTCTGGGGTGATATGGATGATCCACACGCCCTCCTCCTGTCGAATATCCATCGCCCGTAGCTGAGTGATCTCATTCACCCTTGCGCCGGTGTACGCACACACCCACGGCACCCAACGGCGTGCTAGTGCAGTGTACTTGGTCAGCGAGGCAGGGTGTGGCCCTGAGGTAGCCCTGAGGATCGTCTCAGCTTCGGCATCGGTCAGCCCCTTGCCCCGTGTCTGGGTTGGCTTCGGTCCACGAACCTTGATCCCCACAGCAGGATTGGACGGGATCAATCCTTGGGTTGCCGCATCAGCGAGGATGATCTTCACTGCTGGAAGGTAACTGTCCTGAACCGTTTTGACCGCAAGCGGCTTGGCGATCAGCGCCCTCACCCAACCGTCTACATTCGCTGGGGTTACCTTCGTCGCGTCGTCGTGGCCTAGGTACTCAACGAAATGCCTTACGTGAGGTCGCCACTTGGCAATCGTACGTGGAGACGATGCGCCAGAGGCAGCGTAGTCCTCGAAGAGCTGCTTGATGGACACCCGAGGGGCTGAACGCTTCGGCTCGGCTTCAAAGGAAGGTAGCGTGCCCTCCAGCGGGTCGGGGCCATAGTCGCCTTGCGCCCTCCTCTCCATCAGCCTTGCGAGTGAGAACCAAAGGTCGCCCATCTGCTGCAGCAGTGCCTCAGCTGAGCCCACCGAAAGAAGAAGGCCGCGCTCGCTCAGCAGTTGCTCTCGTTCTTCGGTCAACCAAGTGGTCGGCTGGACTAATCCGGCTTCCCGATCCTCAGGGTCGATTGGCTCCAGCTCTTCGCGCGAGAACCACCAATCCTCAGCTCGGCCAGGGTTATCTTCGTACTTCGCGACTTGCGCACGATACCACTCGCCAGCGAGAGCGCGGCACTGTCGCTGGGATAGGGTTACAGGCTGCTGTGTGCGGGAAGCTCGAAGAAGAGCGATACGCTCCTCTACGGGGCCAAGCCATGCTGCGAGTTCAGCCTTCGCCTGCTCGCGAGTCAGCTCAGCGGGCCAAGATTTCTTCTCTTCGCGCTTGCCGTAAGCCTGCCGAATGTCTGCTGGGATTTCTTTTCGGGCTGTCCAAAGGCCCGTCTTGGTGCGCCTCAAACCAACCATTGCAAATGCCATTCCGTACCGACCTTCCGTACCAAGTGGGGGAAGAAGATCAACGGAAAGTCAGTAAGTTACTGAGATTATTAGCTCTCAGGTGGCGGTGGTGGACAGGGCTTCCATCTAACCGGATCGCAGTAACAATCTGACAGAATTGGATATTTTCGCGTAGAAATTGCTGCAATATTCTACGCGTCCCCCTTTCTGTCCCCCCTCCGACATCCGCTGCGGTCCGCGCCCCTTGGCGAGAGAAGAGGGCTTCAACATTTTGTCCGATTGGACCCTGCTGGACACCTGCGCACACTCGGCATTTTTGAGATTTGTAGGTCGATTCGTACGGTGCCTCATCATTTGAGGAAAACACCATGCGATCTTCACCTACCGATATCAGCCAAGCCCTATCCTACACTGTTGCCGACGCCTGCGCGGTTACCGGCATCAGCCGATCGAAACTCTATGAACTGATCGGCGCGGGCGAAATCGATACCACCACGATTGGCCGACGCCGCTTAGTCAAAGCAGCAAGCTTGCGTAGCTTCATTGAAGGCGAAGCCGCATGAGCCTCGATCCGAAGAAGCTCATGGTCGGGCGCGACCTTCATTCTGGCTACATCAGGCACCAGGAATCGAGCGGTCGCCAAGCATACTCCGTCGAAGTCGTCGAACGGCAGAGCGGATATCTCGTCTACTTCGAAGCGGTTCGGTCGCAGGCTTGCGCAATTGCCCGCGCTTCCGCGCTGGCGGACTGTTTCGCGCATTGCGAGTACGTCGGGCAGGTAGGGGAGCCTTCGCATGTTCCCTGAAAGAAGAAGCCCCCGCAAAGCGGAGGCTCCGAACTGGCTTGGCGGCGCGGTTCGAGTTTCCGGATACCGCAATTTCTCGAATTTCTCAAGTCTCACTTGCGGCCATCGCAATCGAATGATTGCGGGAAAGGATCGGCGATGAGCAACATCTTACAGCATCCGGCAACCATCGTGCGCGCGATCCATGTGGAGCGGGTCGAGCGCGGTGTCGATCTGTGGACCGCCTCCTACGCAGGCGACGAATGGACCGACCCGATTACGTTCAAGCCAGCCCTGCCCTGGTATCATCTGCGGAATGAATTGCTGCACTGTTCCCGGCGCTGCGGCCTGCCGATTGTCCAGTTCAACGATGTGGTTGGGGAGCGTGTCGCGTGAACGCGCCGTCCCTCCACGAGATTGCTCGAGCGATGGGTGGAGAAGTGCGCGGCGAGCGCGCCTGCTTTCCGACACCAGGCCATAGCAAGAAGGATCGGGGAAGTTGGGCCTCTATCGTTCCGGGCGCGCCTGATGGGGTTCTCGTTCATTCAAGCAACGGCGGCGATCCTATCGCAATCAAGGACCAGTTGCGCGCCATGGGGGTGCTTCCTCCATTCAAGGCGAAGAACGACAACATTCCCTGGCGGCCGCCGGAACGCGAAAGCGCTCCTGCCGCTGCGCACGCAGTCAGGCTCGGCGCTGATCAGCGTATCGTCGCGACCTTCGATTTCGTCGACGGAGACGGCGTGGTGCTGCATCGCAAGCATCGCATCGAACCAGGTCCTTCCGGTCGGGATAAGACGTTTGCCTTCGATCGACCCGACGGGAGCGGGGGTTGGGTTTCCGGCCAAGGGGAAGAGCGCATACCGTATCGGCTCCGCGATATTCTGGCGGCGCCAAAGGACGAGCCGCTCTACTTAGCGGAAGGAGAAGCCAAGGCCGATCGCTTGGCAGATTGGGGATTGCTGGCGTCCTCGCATAAGGATTGGAAAGGCTTCGAATGGTCCGGCTACGTGAAGGGCCGCACGGTCTTCATTCTGCCCGACAATGACAAGACAGGCCGCGACCTTGCCGAGAAAGCGCGGGAGGGTGTCGAGAGGGCCGGAGGCACGCCGCACTTGCTAGAGTTGCCTGGGCTTCCCGAAACTGGCGACATACTCGATTGGGCCGGCACGCGAGAGGATCTCCAACGCCTTAGCTCGGCCGCTTCTGATGAAGGCGTATTCCCGACGGTCGATCTTGCCGCGCTTGCCAGGGTAAAGGCGCGCCCGAAGCGGTTTGTGATCGAGCGGCTAGCGCCAGCGGGAGAAGTCACGCTGTTCACCGGCCCGGGATCGGCGGGCAAGAGCCTCCTCGCCCAGCAGTTGGCAACCGCCGCTGCGGCCGGAAAGGAGACGCTCGGCTTCCAGATTGAGGCGACGTCGTCGATTTACGTCACGTGCGAAGATGACGTCGATCAACTCCACTGGCGGCAGGAGCACATCAGTGCGGCCCTCGGCGCGCCGATGGATAGCCTTACCAGCAAGCTGCATCTCTCGTCATTGAGAGGGAATATCGGGAATGAACTGGCCACCTTCGCGCAAGACGGCAGGCTCCTCCCGACAGGCTCCTACAAGCGCCTCGTGGCAACGCTGCAGGGCACAGGCGCGCGTGTCGCATTTCTGGACAACGTGGCGCACCTGTTCGCGGGCAATGAGAACGATCGTGGTGAAGTGACGCGGTTCGTCAACTTGCTCAACCGACTAGCGGGCGAAACCGACGCTGCAATCATTCTTCTCGGACATCCGAACAAGGCTGGAGACAGCTACTCGGGCTCGACGGCCTGGCTCAATGCCGTGCGCTCGCATTTCTCGATCGAGCACGATCCGGAAACCGACGCCCGCACCCTCAACCTCGGAAAGGCCAACTACGCCCAGAAGGGCGATCAGGTCCGCTTCTTCTGGCAGGATTGGGCCTTCATCGGCGAGAATGAGTTGCCGCCCGACCGCGCTCGCGAATTCATGGAGTCGCAGCGTGCCGCGGCGGACAATGAGCGTTTCCTAGCTTGCCTTAAGGAACTCACAAAGCAGCGGCGACCGGTGTCGGAAAGCCGCAATGCGGCGAACTATGGGCCCAAGGTCTTCGTAAGAATGCCCGAAGCCAAGGGACTGACAAGGGAACGCCTCGAGCAGGCAATGGATAGGCTGTTCCGGATCGGAATGATCGAGAAAGCGGAACTCTGGAAAGGCGTCGATCGCAAGGCAGTTTATGGCTTGCGGACGGTCGCGGACGGGGAGGCGTAAGTGACTGATTTTGTTGCGGGAAGGTTTGCGGGAAACTGTTGCGGAAAGTGCGGGATGGTTGTTCGTAAATCGTTGATTTCATTGCGGGAAGGTTGGTGTGCGGGAGTGTGTATATATAAATATATACGGGCGCGGCTTTCCGAAGCCGCCGCGCCCGGGGAAGTGGGAGGCGCGTCGTGACAGACCGCGCCCTCACCCGATTGCACACTGACGCACACGCGCGCGCACGCGAGGCTGGTGAATTGACCGACGTTCAAGTTGCTATCTGCGAGCGCATAATGCTCGGCGAAAGTGTCGTGGCCATCTGCAAAGACGAGGACATGCCCTGCCGCCGCACGGTCATGGGGTGGATCGCGAAGGACACGAACTTTCGCGATGCGTACCTCGCGGCGAAGACCATGCTTGCGGAGGCGTTCGGCGAAGAGATCGTCGCTATCGCTGACGATAGCTCCCGCGATTGGGTGGAGGGCGAGAACGGCAAGGTACTCGATCACGAGCACGTGCAGCGCAGCAAGCTAAGGGTCGATGCCCGCAAATGGGTGGCGGCGCGATTGGCCCCCAAGCGATGGGGTGACGCATCGATGATCCGAGTGGGCGAGCTCGATCAACACGCAAAGCGCCCGCGAAGCAAGGAAGAGATATTCGCTCGTCTGGCGTCGATCGCTGGCACCTTGGGCGGCAACGAAGAGGACGAAGACTGATGGATATTCTGCGCTGGATGAAGAACAGCACGCCGAAGGAATGTCGCGAGGTAGCGATGCTTCTGCTCGAGCAGGGAATGCAGCCACGTTCCCCGCAATGGCACGCCAACATTGATGCGGCGATCGAAGAGCGGGATGCGAAGGCCAAGCGCTGACGTTTTTTGAGATACGATTGGGGGCCGCGTAATCTCCTTCACGAAGGAGATTTTCGCATGTCGAGACACCCAAAAAAGACCGACGCCAAACAACTTCAGCGCGCGACTCCTCGCCGCCGGACCCTCGTGGCGACGAACGCTCGCGAAGAGCCGATAGCGCCTGCGAAAGTGTTCCCTGGCGCGACCATCAATCTCGATGGTCCGTGGAAGTCGAAACCGTGAAGGACACGCCTCCACGTGTGCCGACGATCTTCCGTCATGGCGGCCTATCGCGCTCCGAGAGCGCAAGAGCCGCAGACCGCGCTCGGCATGCGAGAGGCGCCGCCGAGCCACAGAAGCCGAAGCACTACGATCCATACTCCGAAATGTAGGAGCCGTATCATGGCCAACTCTGACAATATCATCCCCAACCAACCGACCGGCAAATACAGGCGGGTCGACGTGCCCGTGGGCGAGAGAAAGACGCTGGCGGAAAAAATGTTCGGCTATCGCCAAGAGCCGATCGAGCACGACACGTACAGCTATCATGGCGATAAGTTCTATGGTCGCCCGCACGTAGGTCAGCCGCCCAAGGGTGACGCCTGATGTGCGGCCCCGCTCTCCTTCCCGCGCTGATCGTAGCGTCTACGGCCACGACTGCCGCCGGTCAGTTGCAGGGCGCTGCGTATGCCTCCCAGATGGCCCGCTATCGTTCGCAGGTAGCAGATCAGAACAAGGCTCGGGCGCACGAAGCTGCGATGGACGAAATTGCAGCGGGACAGGATCAGCATAGGCAACTCGGCCGGGAAGTGGCTGCCCGCATCGGCGCACAGGAAGCCCGCATGGCTGCGAACAACACCGATATTTCGTTCGGTAGCGCTGCCAGGGCGATTGACGATACCAAGCTGATCGGTCGCGAGGACTCGGACGCGCTCTCACGCAACATCGAGCAGCGCGTTCGCGGTTACCAAACCGATATGTGGAACTATGAAAGCGAGCGTCGCGCATCGATCGCTGAGGGCAAGCAGGCAAAAACGGCCGGCATGTTCTCCGTTGCTTCGACCGTCCTGGGTGGCGCGACGCAGTACGCTGGCTTCAAAGCCAGCGCGAAAGGCGCCTGATGGTTCGCGTCCCGACCACCCAGGGGCGAAGCGTCCAGTTTGCGCCAGCGGACCCCAAGCCGCTGCGCTATGCCGAAGCCCGCAATCTTACGGGCCCGGCGATTGAAGGGTTCGGGCGTGCTCTGGGCCAAAGTGCGGAGGCGGTGCAGCAAATCGAAGAGCGGTACGATCGGGCCGACCTGCTGACTGCCGATAACTCCCATGCGGAATACATTGCCGAGCGAAAGCAGGAATTCTCCAACTTGCGCGGCGATGTGCCGGCGAAGCAGCTGGATGATTACTTGCGGGGGCTCGACCAGCACACGAAGGATTTGCTCGCGAATGCGCGATCGGACCGCGCGCGGGCTATGCTCAAGCGAACGCTCGACGATCGCAACACGATGGCGCGGGGCGCCTTCAATAGCCATGCGGACGAGCAGACGTTCCAGTTCGAAGATGCGGGGTTGCTCGCAAGCCGCAACATTGCGGCTCGGGAAGCGATCGGCGCACAGGATGCGGAGCAGTTCGGGGTCGCTGTGGGCGTCGGCCTCCTGCGCATAGACGAACGCGCCGCGCTCAAGGGCGCATCGGACGAGGTCCGCACGCTGGCGCGGCAAGAATTCCTCGACGAGGTTCACGGTGGGCGCCTCGATGCGATGTTCGCTGCGCCTGATCCGGATATCGACGCAATCGGTGCGTATCTCGATCACCATGGGGGGCAAATCACCCCTGCCCTTCGAAACGAGACGCTGGCGAGACTGCAGGCGCCGCTGCAGGCGCGTGTTTCGCGGTCCGATGCCGATATCGTCATGGGCTTCCAACCGGCAGGACGCGATGACGCTGCGACCCCACCAGCGCTCGCGCTACCGTCCGGCCCTCAAGGCGAAGTCGGCGAAGTGCTGAACCGTGCCGGATATTCCCCTGCGGTGGTGGCCGGCTTCCTTGGAAACTTCGATGTGGAGGGAGGCTATCACGGCGCCCTGGGCGATGGCGGTACTGCATCGGGGATCGCCCAATGGCGCCACGAAAGGCGCGCAAACTTCCGACGTCGGTTCGGGAAGGATCCGCACGAAGCGACCTACGCGGAACAGGCGCAGTTCGTGGTCTGGGAGATGAACAACCCGCAAGCCGCTGGCATGTCGAAAGCGGCACGCGATCGAATTCTCGCTGCAGGATCGGCGGCCGAAGCTGCCGAGCTTATCGATCAACACTATGAGCGCTCTTCGGGTCAGCATCGCACGCAGCGCAAGGCTGCTGCCGAGAAGTACGGCGGCGCCGGATATGAGAGTGGTCCGCGCCAGTGGGATCGCGCGCAGGTTTATGCGAACCTCGAAGCGGTCGCGGCGCGGGAGAACTGGAACCCCGAGCGCACGGAGCGGGCGAGAGCCGAGCTCGATCGCCGTATTAATCGCGACGAAGGCTTGCTGAGCGAACAGCGGCAGGACGCTGACGAACAGGTAACGGCGCTGGTGCAGTCGCTCGGGGATAGCTTCAAGTCGATCGAACAGATACCCTCGGCGCTGCGAAATAACCTCGCACCGGGCGACCTGATCGCCTGGGAGAGCGTCGCACGCCAGAACAGCCGCGCGGTCGCGCCGGTCGCGAATGGTCCGACCGCGATGGAACTGAACCTGATGCGCTTTTACGAACCCGAGCGCTTCAAGTCGCTCAACCTCGTGCATCACGCCGGGGAAGTTACCCGGGCGGAAATGGACAGCCTGCTGACGACGCAAGCTCAGATGCGGACCAGCGAAGGCAAGTGGTCGCCGCGGTCGGGGATCGTCACCGCACTGAATTACGGCAAGAAGGTCAACGAACTCGACCTGAAACCCGAAGACGAAGCCGCAATCCTCAGGATCATGGATGCCGAAGCGCGCGCCCGATTCGACGCCAACGGCGGCAAGCCGTTGACAGAGAGCGACTATCAGGACCTGTTCCGGTCAGCGACGCGCAACGTCTCGACGACGGAGCGCTTCCTCGGGATCGAGACTGGCCAGGGGGAGAGGGCGCGCTACCGCCTTGGGCTCGACAATATGCCCGACAGCACGCGGGAACGCCTATCGCGTCGCCTTCGCGCTAACGGATTGGAAGTCACCGACGAAGCGCTGCTTCGCCTCTACCGGTTGGAGCAGTAATGGCCAGCAACCCCTACGCTTACGCGGAACGCTTCGGCGGGCGCCGTCGTCGTCTGCAATCCATTCAGCCTACCGCGGATCCAATCGCGGCAGAGATCGACAGAATGCGCCGCGACGAACTGCGCAACACCTTCGAGGGGGCTCCTACGCCCGACAAGGCCGCGAAGCAGGCGCGGCTCGCGCGCGCGGCGAACGTACCCGCTATCGAAGTCGAGGGCCGCGAAGACGATCTCGAGGCGACCCTACAAGCACGTAGCTTCGCACAGCTTGCCGAACAGCATCCAGCATTCGGTGCGTTCGCGCTCGAAAACCCGCGCGCGGCAGTTTCTGCCCGGGACGATGTAGAGGCTTTGTCGAGTGTCGTTCGGGTACTCGATCCGCGGACCGTCGACACTGAGGTGCAGCCGAAGCGTTCGGATGGCTGGTCGATCAAACCGGTCGAAGTCGAGCCGAGCGTCGGCAATTTCTTCAAGGGCATTCTGGCCAACCTGGTCGGAGGGTTCGAGCAAGTGCGCACCGGCGGCGCGATGGCGCTCGATGATCTCTTGCCGCGCGAAGGATATCTCTCCGAGGCCCAGAAGCGTGCATCGCGACAGACGCAGCTGCGATCGTTTCGAGCCTCACAAGCGAATATAGACCTCGCACGCCCGCAGTTCGAAAGCGCGACCATGTCGGGGGTTTATTCCGGCGTTTCATCGTTGGCGCAAATGACGCCCGCGATCGTCGCTTCCGTCGCCACACGCTCGCCCTACCCCGCTGCCGCGATGGCCGGTGCCCAGACCGCCGCACCTGCTTACGGCAAGTATCGCGCGCGCGGCGCTACGGTTGGCGAAGCGCGCCTTGGTGCAACAGGTGAAGGCGCGGTGGAGGCTGGCCTGAGCTTTCTCCCGTTCGGCACGATCGCCCGCGGCTTCGGCACTCAAGGAACACGCCGGTTCGTCGCCGAATTGTTCGGCAAGGAACTGGCAACTGAGCAGCTGACCACGCTCGCCCAGGACGCGATCGACACGGCTATCGCAAATCCCGACAAGACGTGGTCGGAATATTGGGCCGAGCGTCCAGCGGCGGCATACGAAACGGCCGTTGCGACGCTGGTAGCGACTGGCACGTTGGGCGCGCTGAACGTCGCAGCTACCCGCTCTGCTTCGCGCTCTGAACACCGGCTGCGCGCAGAAGCGGAGGGCACACTGCTTGATCGCTTGGCTGCAGGTTCGGCGAAGTCCTCCTTGCGAAAGCGCGATCCCGACGCATTTCGCGCGATGCTCGATCGTCTCACCGATGGGATGATCTCGGATAAGCTCTACATTCCTGCCGACGCAGTTCGCGAATACATGCAATCGGAGGGGTTCGAAGAGACGGACTTCTGGCGCAACCACGCGGACGACATTGCCGAAGCGGAAGCGACCGGCGGGGATTTCGTCGTGCCGCTCTCGGAAGCCATGGCGCACCTATCGGACGGAAAGACGTGGAATGCACTGCGCGATGATATGCGCCTTTCCGCTGGTGGCTTCTCCCGGGCAGAAATGGACGCCGTCGGCGATGAAGCCAGCGCTTTCGATGGCGAGTTGTCCGACCTGTTGTCCGCCCGCAGCAAGGATCCGCGATCAACCCTTTTCGCAGTCGCCTATGAGAAACTAAGCGACGCAGGCTTTACGGGCGAAGCAGCCCGGGCTCAGGCTGAATTCCTGACCGAACGCTATGCGACGCGTGCCGAACGGCGCGGCGATGAACTCACCGGTCGCGAGTTTGATCACGTGGGCGTCGAACAGGTCCTGCCGGAGCGATTGAAGGAAGCGACCCGCGCCGATGCGCTCGATCTCGTCATCGCTGCGATGCGTGGCGGCGATACGCCGGGAGCGTCGGGGCCGTCGCTGCTCGAATGGATCGCAGCGCGCGGCGGTATCGAAGACCGTGGCGGCGACATTGCAAGCATGGGCGGCGATCGGTGGCATCGCGAAAAGGCGTTCCGCCGGCGGCTGCTCAAGCCCTTCTCGGAAGCCCAAGGAAACCTGATCGGTTCGGCCGACGATACGAACTCGCTCGACGCGCTGTTCGATGCGGCGGTCAGCGAAGGCTTCTTCCCCGATCTTGTCGCTCGGCGAGAGGCAGGGGAAGCTCTCGACAGCGCGACCTTCCTGGACGCGATCGGCGCTGAACTCCGCGGCGAACCTCTATTTCGGACCGCCGATCAATCGAGCGAAACGCAACAAATGCGCGAAGCTGGTGACGAACTGCGCCAGCTGCTCGCTGAATACGGGTACGATCCGGACGCATTGCCCGATAACGAAGTGCGAGCTTTCCTCGATCGCTTCGAGCGCGGCGAAGCGGACGGCCGATCCTACGCCAGCGGTGAGCGGGGCCGCATCCTCTTCCAGGAGGACGGCCGCGCGGTCATTCAGCTGTTCAAGTCGCGCAACCTGTCGACCTTCCTGCACGAAAGCGGGCACCTTTTCCTCGAAGAACTCCGCGTCGATGCAGCGCGGGACGGCGCAAGCGAGCAGCTACAATCGGACTGGGCGGCGGTCGAACAGTGGTTTGACGAGAACGGCGTTCCGGTTCGAGGTGGCGAAATACCCACCGGGGCACACGAACTCTGGGCGCGTGGTTTCGAACGCCGGCTGATGGAAGGCGATGCACCGTCGAAGGAACTCGCTGGGATCTTCGAAACCTTCAAGGCGTGGCTGGTGTCGATCTACCGGCGCGCCGCGAACCTCAAGGCGCCGATCTCCGACGATATCCGGGCGGTCATGGACCGGCTTGTCGCGAGCGACGAGCAAATCGCTGCGAAGCGCGAAGAGCAGTCCCTCGAGCCGACCTTCGCGAGCATGACCGATGCCGGGATGACGAAAGCCGAGTTCGACGAATACATGAACCTGGTCGCTCAGGCGAAGAACGCTGCCGATAGCGAATTGCTCGGCAAGGCGTTGGCGGGTCTGCGTGCTGTCGAAACTGATCGCTATCGCGAGCAGGAGGTAGAGGTTCGCGCGGAGGTCACGAAGGCGATCGACGCCCGGCCGCAGTTCCGCGCGCTGAGCGCTGTCCGCTCTGCTCCGCTCAATCGGCAGTGGATCGTCGATCGAATGGGCGAAGACACTCTCGGTCTGCTTCTCCGCGGTGTTCCCCCTTCCTTCAAGGGCGATGGCGCGCATCCCGACACCGTGGCTGAAACCGTGGGCCTGTCTGATGGGCGGGAGTTGATCGAAGTTCTGATCGGGATGGAACGCCGGCGGCGCGAAATGCGGGAGAACGGCGACAAGCGTTCGGTGCGCCAGGCGACGATCGAACAGGAAACCTCCGATGCAATGTCGGAGCGATACGGCGACCCCTTCATGACCGGCGAAATCGAAGCCGAAGCCCTCGCCGCGGTCCACAACGATCTGCAGGGTGAAGTCCTTGCCGCCGAAGTCCGCGCCCTCGCCCGACGCTCTGGCAACCGCCCCACCCCTTACTCGATGGCTCGCGCATGGGCTCGTCAGAAGGTGCGCGAAGGCGATGTGCGTGATCACCTCAGCGGCGCCGCGCTACAGCAGTACCGACGCGCGGCCGCGGCGAATGCGCGTTTCGCGTTCGAAGCGGTGGCCGAAGGGAACTTCTCCGCAGCTTTCCGGCACAAGCAAGCGCAACTGGTCAATAACGCGTTGGTTCGCGAGGCACGCGACACGAAGGCCGATGTGGATAAGGCTGTGCAAAGGCTGTCGAAGACCGCCAAGCGCAAGACGATCGACGGGGTTTCGCAGGATTATCTCGACCAAGCTCATGCGCTGTTGGAGAACGTCGATCTTCGAAAGCGTTCGGGCCGACAGGTCGACCGGCAAGAAAGCTTCGAAGCATGGGCGAACGCGCGTGAGGAAGAAGGTCACTCGATTGCGGTGCCCAAGTCTTTCGCTGCGACAATCGGCAAGACGAACTGGACCCGGTTGCCCGCCGAAGACCTGCTCGGGCTCGACGACGCGGTTCGGCAGGTGTTGCACCTTGGAAGGCTCAAGCAATCGCTGATCGATAAGCAGGAGCAGCGCGAACTGGATCAGCTCGTCAATGAAGCGAAAGCTTCGATGGACAATCTCGAACCGCGCAAGGTCAAAGGGTTCGAGGACCCGACGCGCTGGGACGATATCAAGAGCGGCGCGCTCGGCGTTCATGCCTCGCTGCTCAAGATGGAAACCGTTTTCGAGCGTCTGGACGGTTCGCATCACGGTGCGTTCAACCGCGTCGTATGGCAACCACTGGCTGAGGCACAGGCGCAAGAGCAGGAACTGATCGCCGAAATCATGGGCGAGCTCGAGGAACACGCACAAGCTGTACCGAAGGATATCCGCGCAACCTGGACTGATCAGGTGACTATTGGTGCACTGTACGACCCGCGCACCAAAGAGCCGATTACCGGCCCGCGCTCGAAACTAATCGCGATGGCGCTCAATGTCGGCAACGAGGGCAATGCGCAGAAGCTTGCTGGTGGTTATGGCTGGCGACAGGACGAAGTGATGCGCGTCCTCGACGCCGAACTTGCGCCCGAAGAATGGCAGTATGTCCAAAAGGTCTGGGACACGATCGAGAAGCTCTGGCCGCGGATCGTGGAACTCGAGAAGCGCGTGAACGGCGTGGCGCCGGATAAGGTCATTCCGCGCCGCCTCAACACCTCTGCGGGCATTCTGCGCGGTGGGTACTATCCGGTCGTCTATGATCCCGAGCGCAGTCGCATTTCAAGCGAGCAAGCCGAACGCAATCGCGACCGGCTGTTCGAAAACAACTACCAGCGAGCTTCAACCTCGCGCGGGTTCACGAAAGAGCGAACGGAAGTCGAGCGGCCTATTCACCTCTCGCTTGATGTGATGAACCGGCACGTCGCGGAAGTTGCTCACGATCTGACGCACCGCGAAGCAATCATGCAAGCCGACCGGTTCCTGTCCGAGCCTCGCATTCTCGATGCTGTCGACGAAACCATGGGGCCTCACATCTCTGGCCTGTTCCGGCCGTGGCTGCAGCACATTGCGAACGAATGGGCCTATGACCGGGCAGGCGTTGGCAAGCTCGAGCGCATCATGCGCGCGGCGCGGCGCAACACCACTTTCGTCGGGATGGCCTACCGCATCGGCACCATGCTGACGCAGGCGGCAGGCTATACCAACTCGGTCGAGCGCGTGGGCATGAAGTGGATCGCGCAAGGTCTGAGCGCCACGCTGCGCAACCCGCTCGCAGCGAACCGGTTCGCGGTCGAGCATAGCCACGAACTCAAGACGCGCTTTGGCCAGCAGGATCGAGACATGCGCGAGAACCAGCGCAGGCTTGCCGGGAAGACTGATCTGGCGTCGCTCGTACAGCGCTATGGCTATTCGGGCATCTCGGCTTTCGATCGCTTGGTGGCGGTGCCTACGTGGCTCGGAGCGTACAACAAGGCGATTGCCTCAGGCATGGAGGCCGACCAGGCAGTACACGAAGCCGACGCGGCCGTGCGCGAGTCTCAAGGTGCCGGCGGTGCGAAGGATCTCGCCGCTATCCAACGGGGTCGCGGTCCGGCGGGTGAACTCGGCAAGACGCTGACGATGTTCTACTCGTTCCAATCTGCGCAATATAACCGGTTCGTTCGGCTTGGCTGGGACGTGGCCGACGCCAAGCGCGGCAAGGCCTTGCTCGAGAATGCGCCAGAACTCGCCGCGCGCGCGATGGTGCTCACCCTGTTCGTGCCGGTCGTCGGTTCGCTGCTCGGCGGTCGCGGGCCGGACGAAGAGAACGAAGAGGCTTGGACAGAATGGGCGGCGAAGGAATCGCTCTACGGTCTGGCCGCGCCGATCCCGTTCGTTCGCGACGTGGTGCCGATCGCCACGAAGAAGGCCACTGGCGATCGATCCTATGGCTACCGGTTCACGCCGGTCGCCGGAATGGGAGAGTCGATCGAGCGGGTCGCTGGCGATGTGCGTAAGCTGTCGGAAGGGGACGAGACGACGCGCGCGACGCGCAACATGATCGAAATGCTCGGTTACATGAACGGGCTCACGCCGACGCCGTTCTCGGGCCAGATGGCCGCGACTGCTCAGTTCCTAGTCGACTGGTCGAGCGGCGAGGTCGAACCGGCCGACGCCGGTGAGGTATGGGAGGGCGTGCGTAGCGGTCGGATTACCGAATAAGGGCGTCTCTCCAGAAACGACACATTTCGAGAGACGAAAAAAGGGGGGAGCGATTGTCATGCGACTCCTTCGGCGCTCCCCCTTCTCTTACTTAGCGAGCCGCCTCAAAAGCGATCGCCGGTTCGCGATCCGATGCACGTGGCGGGGCTTGCCGACGATCACGTAAACCGTCCTGCCATGCCTAACTTCGAGCGCGATCATTGTTCAGCCTGTTCGGCGTGGAACTTCGCGAGGGAGGCAAGATAACCCATGCTCCCGATCGCCGAAGCGACCAATTCTGGATTGTATTCGTCGAAGAGCGCACGGCCGTCATTATCTTTGCGGAAGCCAACTTCGAGCAGCGTGGCGATCGCATCTATCATCGGCAGTATCTCGTGAACCGCATCGATGCCGGTGCCATTAAGGCGCGTGCAGGTGTTGATCTCGAACTTGTTGAGAGCCTCTTTAACGTGCGCATTCATTGTGCCGCCTCCTTCGCGCCCTTGAGGTCATCGAAAAGAGTGTTCCAAGTTGCTTGAACGCCTTCACATTCATCGCGGGCGATTTCTGCAAGGGTTGCGATCGAGGCTCCGTCGTTCATCGCCGATGCGGCATACATTATGCCGGTCAGCACATCGTGCAGCCGCCCGAGCGGATGCTCCATATCGTGAGCGATGTTGAGAGAGTTTGCCGCGCGCTCGCAGGCGGGTATCGTGTCAGTAGCCATTTATGATCTCCATAGGATCGTTGTGGTTAGGGCCGGTGTGGAAGGTACCAGCTTCCCATCGGCCTGCTTTGGTGATATCAGGAACCCATGACCAAGACAAGTGGTGATATCACGAAACGGAAACGTCCATCTCAACCCGGCACGCCGATTATGGTTCGGATGCAGCCGGACCAGTTGGCAGGGCTAGAGGCGTGGGTTCGATCTCGGGACGAGAATTTGTCTCGACCGGAAGCGATCCGGCAGTTGGTTCACCTCGGACTGGAAGCCGCTGCTGAACAGAAGAACTAGGCTCTACTTCTGCGAGATGGGCTACGTGCCCGGCAGCAAAAATCAACGCTCCAGTCAGCAAGCTCCATAGTTGTACTGAATGGAGAAATCCCGCCCTCTTCCGCGTCTTGGAGAACTTGGTCGCGCCCTCTTCCGCTTTATCGGAAATTCCAATGCGGTTCGCTTCCAGTATCGCTAGGTTGTACGAGATTGAGTTTAGGTGCTGCTGCCCCTTCTGAATACCCGCAGCGAACGAGATTGCCCATACACAGGCTGCTCCGAGAATCAGCCAAGTTGAAGTGGACAAGTCCCTGTCGGCCGTAGAATGGAAGGTAAAGGCGATCGCGGATGCGGAAATGCCCAGCAAAAACGCGTTCTGAGCGTTGAGCGCCGTTCTGTGCGCATCAACCAGTTCTTTTTGAGCCATCTGCGTATTCCTCGAGAAACTTGCCCCAAGCATCCATCATTTCGCGACGCTTGTCGAAAAAATCGGTTCGTCGATATGCCGCTTCTACTGCGTCGGGCACCGCGTGGGCCAGCGCGGCTTCCGCGATCTCTCGGGGAAAGTCGGTTTGCTCCGCTGCCCAATCACGGAAGCTAGAGCGGAAACCGTGGACGGTCGCCTTCTCGCCCAAGTCGCGAAGGGCTTTCGTCAGCGTCATATCGCTAAGCGGCTTTCCGCTTGCCGCAGGAAATACCAACTTGGTGCCAGCCTGGCGGTTCTCGAGAAATGGCCGGACTAGATCTATCGCTTCAGCTGAGAGAGGGACCCGGTGCAATTTGCTGGCCTTCATGCGCGCCGCGGGGATAGTCCAAAGGGCCTTCGACAAATCAAATTAACTATGCTCGGCTCCGCGTATCTCCCCCGATCGCGTTGCGGTGAGAATAGCGAACCGAACGGCGATGGCGCCCCACCCCTGCTTCTCGCGCAGCCGTATCATCAGAGCTGGCACGTCCTGGTAAGGCATGGACTTGAAGTTGCCGCGCTTGGGTTGCGCGGGAAGACGATCAGTGATCGCTCGCGCAAGCGTACTTTCGAGCAGCGCCCCATCCGGCCTCCCATAGCGAAGCGTGCGAGTGATAAGGTCGCGGACCCGTCGCGCCGTCTCGGGCTTGGTCGTCCAAATCGGCCGTAGCGTCTCTGCGATAGTGTCAGCGTCGATCGATTGGAGTTGGAGCCCTCCAAGCTGTGGATAGGCAAAGGTCTTCAATCGCGCGGTTGCCACCGCCTTGTTGGCTTCGGAAAACTTGGCGTGGAGAAATTCCTCAGCGGTGTCGCGGAACAGGCGTGTCATGCCGTGGGGCGGTCGAGATAGGGCCAATGGATCCCGATTCTCGAGCAGCGCCTTCTTGTATTCGCGTGCTCTCTCGCGCGCCTCCGACAATGAGACATGGTCGACACTGCCGAGCCCATAGTCGCGGCGCTTGCCACCATGCTGAATGCGTGCAACCCAGGTTCCCTGCCCAGGCTTGCGCACGTAGAGCATGAGCCCATCGCCATCGCGATGTCTTCCCGGCTTATTCAGCGCAGCTTTCACACCCGTTACGGTCAGACGCCCCAT